TGTAACATCAGCTTCTTGTGTTGCTGTTACTGTACCAGTACCGGTAGTCATACTGGCATCTGCGGGGTTACTGTTAGCGGAATGTGTTCCACTACCAGAAAAGGATGTGTCGGCTTCAACAGAGTCTGCTGCTTCAACACCAGCCTGAGATGTGATGTGTGACTTCATTGCAAAGATCAGTCCGGTAGGACCAGTCATTGGTTGAACTCCACAAACATCATAGGCGATGAGATTAGGCATGGCTCTACGAACCAACGAAATTAAAACAGGATCAACGGTGTCAACGTTACCGCCGGTCTTGTTAGCGTGAGCCGCTTCTTGGATATTTCCGAACATTCCTTCTTGTGAGGACTGCTCCCGCATGGCTTTCTCTTGGTTTTCCAAAAGAACTGCCGTTACGGCCTTCCGATAGTTATCTTTGATCGGAGGGAGATCTTCGTGACCAAGTACCGGACCCCACTTTTTCTGAAGGTCTTCAGCTAGGTACATATTATTCTCCTATAAGGTTTAAAATTAAGAATTATAGCGTTTTATCGCCGATGTATAATGTTGCATAGATTCATCAAGTTTTTCTGTAGATTGCTCTTCAGTCAATTCGATGGTGTCATCAGTTTCAGTAATTTCTGATGTAACTGAGTCTGCTTTTGGAAAATAACTTTCCTTAAGAACACTTAGTTTTTCAATGTATTGCTCGGTGTTCTCAAATTCAATTCCTTCAGCCAACTTAGCGATTTTTTCCGAATCAGTATCGGCCAAATCTTTAGTTGATTGTTTAAGGGCATCATCTTTTTTGAACTGAGCCAATTCTTTTTGGAGCTCTACTCCACGATTAATCTCTTCATCCAAAGAGGTTTCAAGATCTTCAACTTTTGTGAATAAGTCGTCAACCATGTCAACTTTCTCTTCAGGAATGTCGATGTAATGTTCTGTGAAGAGGGTTTTGATTCCAGACATGAAATCTTCAACCAATTCGGAACGAATTCCTCTTTCGATTGCTAATTCATTTTCCTTCATCCACTCTTCTACAACGTATGTGAGATAACCATCAACTTTTTCTGTAAGTTCTTTTTGGAACTCTGCTGATTGGGTTTCTGCTTCTTTTGCTATTGGTCCTGTGATTTGGGCATTGACTTCTTCAACGACTTTGGCATGAACAGCGGCTTCGAAAATAGTCGAGGCTTTTTGTTTGAATTCTTCGGAAAGTCCTTCTTCGCCTTGTACAAGTGCTTGAACATCATCTTGAACATTAATTGGTCCAATATTTTCTGCAGTAACAGCGGCTTGAGTACGGCTTTCTTCTTTGACTTCTTTAACTTGTTTCAAAGAAGTTGAGGCCATAATTTGCTCGTATTTACCTGCTAGATCTGCTTTTAACATTCCATTTACTTGATCATAGATGTTTTTCAACATTTGATTTTTAGTTGAAGGAATTTTAGATTCTGCAGGAACTTCTTCCTCTTCATCTCCTTCTTCCTCTTCTTCGCCTTCTTCTTTTTTAACGGAAGCTTTACCTTCTGCTACTTCAGGTTCTTCTTCCTCTTCTTCGTCTTCTTCTTTTTTAACTGAGGCTTTGGAAGTTTTGCTTTCTTCTACTTCTTCGTCTGAAGAATCTTGTTCAGCAGCAGCTCTCCGCTTTTCAGCTAGTTCTTCTTCTGTCATTTCCTCAGACTCTTTGTTCAAAATTTCTTCAGACATTTAAATCTCCTAATCTGTTCTAATTTAAGTATATTTACTTTGTGTATTATTTAGTAATTTTATAAACTTGACATAAACCGGTTAAAAGCTTTTAGTTGATATTCATCTAACTGCTTTTGACTAGTTATCTTCATTTCTTTTTCGATTCGGGCAATATGGCGTTCATCAAGAATACCATTATCCCATATCCACTCTTTTCCTTCCATAATACCATTGACAAATGCCGCTGGTGCAGAAGGATCGGCAACAATATCTGCAGCAGTTGCAAGATAAAAATCATCTTGTACGTGACTACAATTCCGGCCTATGGGCTTTAAGGAGCCCATTCCTCTGGATGAGACACCCAAACGGGCTCCCTCATCGATAAGGTTCTTTACAATTTTACCATAAGGCGTATCCATGATCTTTGCTCGACCTACGAAATTATCTCCATCCTCTTTTAACTCTGTAATCATGTGGGAAACTCTTTCAAGATTGACAGTCGGGCCTTCTGGATGTCCTAATTCTCCAAACGCTCTTTTTTGTAGAATATAATTTTGTTCATATCTCTTAGCTTCTTTTTGAAGAATTGCTTTTGGATATACTCTACCATTCCGATTCTTCACATTGGCTTGCATAAATACACCCTCAATGAAATAATTCTTTGCTTTTCCGGCGCCTTCACATATAAATTCTACATTTTCTAATTGTTCGCATATAAGTCTCATTAAATTTCTCCTATCATGTGAAATTACCTTTTAAGTAGTCAACTTTGAAACCCAATGAAGTATTTTCTTCGTATGCTGGGATATCAAATCCTGGTGCCTGTTTCTTTAATTCCATTATGATTGTATATGAATCACCAGCTCCATGTCCAGTTGTAGAAAATTGAATATCTCCCAAAACTTCAGAAGTATCACCAGTTGCATTTATTGGTATTCCTGGCCATTCGTTTCCAGGCATAGACCAACTTCCATTACCACTTAATTCCGCAATATATTTTTCTGCGGATGATCCGTCCCATTCAATTGCAACTTGTAGACCATTTGTAATCCACATTATTTTAGTAACTAATACATTCCATTCTAGGCCTGTCAAGTTACCACTATTTGCGAGGGTTTCTGTGTGTGCTCCTGATACTGCACCAACAATTGCATCAGCATTGGATGATCCCGTATCGATTGAGGTTGCTTTTTTATTTGTATTATCCCAACCAACAACTTCTAATGTGGTTGCACCACTAGTAAATCCAGTAACAAGAAACGTTTCTGCGCCTCCTACTGTTATTACTTCCCCAATTTTAAAGTTTTCTGTCGATGCTCCAGATAAGGTCATTGTATGTTTTGCCCAAGCAAGTGTCGATAAATCTACTTTCTTGACATCCGATTCTGATGCATCTGAAAAAAACTTTGCTATGTATTTCTTTTCGCAATCACGTAGTACTTGTGTCTCTGCTGCCATCTTCTACTTCCTCTTGACTTTCCGGCCCTTTCGGGTCTGTATTTGGTTTAGTTAAAAAAGTTTTAGCGAAATCTTTTTTCTTATTTTCTAATGATACCATCACTTTTTGTTGAAGTACATCACCTATTGCGGTCTTTACTCCTGAAGCATCATCTGATCTAGAAAATGCTACGATATCACCAATTGTAGTTTCATTAGACATAAATATCCTCTATTATTTCTGTTATATTTATACTATTTATAAATTTTAGTTACTAATCACCTTTAAATCTGGCTTGTTTGCTGAAGGATCAAATTCCCAGTTTTGTTGTTCTTCTCCTTCTCCTTCACCACCAGCTTCTGCTTTCTCTGCTGCAATCTGTTCTTTCATTTGATCAATTTCTTCTTGAGACAATTTAAGAACCTGCTTATTGATATATTCTTGTGAGAAATATTTACCAACAACTTCATCTCTATATCCCATATCATTTACTAACGTACCTAACCGTTCTCTCATCATTGTTGCTTGTTGTAATTCCGCAAAATGTGAATCTGATTCCCACTCGTATACTAAATTATCCCTTATAATTCCCCAATCAGCAGAAGAAACAATTCCCTTGAGTAATAACTGTTTCTCTATGAGATCATTGAACAAAATATTAAATCTAGCTCGTAATCTTTCAATAAAACGAGTAAATTTAACTTCATCTCTAGAAATTTCTTCAGCTCGTCCTAGTATAAAGCCGGAATCCTGTTCTAACCGTGAAGGGGGAACATTGAGTGCTTTGTATAGTTTTGTTTTGAAGTAATCAACATCAGCCAATTCACCAAGATTCTCCCCTCCCGGCAACGTAGAAATCTCTGTACCTCTACCACCTTCTCTTCGTGGAAGCCAGTAATCCTCTAACATACTCATATGTTTACGATCATCTTTAATCTCACCCGATTGTGAATCATATACAAGTTTGTTCTTGTATTTGTTCATGATATC